GTGAGGACTCGCAAAACTTGGGGCACTCAGGTAGACCCTAAGCCTTACCTCGTGAGCAACAACTTGGGAGCGAAGCCTGCCCTTATTGTGGATGGTCGCATGGGGAAAAACACCTGGCGGGCATGGCAGACACAACTTGCAGAGGCGGGGCACTACGAGGGGCGCGTAGATGGCAAACCTGGCGGCTACACTTACCGCGCTATCCAAAGAGCTGTCGGTGTCACTGTGGATGGTCAGATGGGGCCACAGACTCGCAAAGCTGTGCAAGAACAACTACACAACTGGGGCTATTACATAGGCAGAGTAGACGGTGTGTGGGGTCGAGTGACTTACAGGGCAATCCAGCGTTCTCTTAATGATGAGCAATGGTGTTGCTAATAACCGATAACATTTATACAAACACAGTAATTAGGAGTAATTATGTTAAATTACGTACAATATAGTTTGGAAAGAGCGATTAAAACGGTGGCTCAGACAGCAGTAGCCGTTATCGCTGCTTCAGAAGTAGCAAGCATTATTAATGTTTCTTGGATGGATGTTCTGTCGGTAGCGGCTCTTGCGGGGCTTCTGTCGCTACTTACATCTGTAGCTAACTACAAAAAATAAATAGCTGCCAAATGAAAAAGCCCCCTAAATGGGGGCTTTTTCTATTGGCAGCTATCGCACATTGCTGCTTCTGCTGGGTCCGTGGGACAGGCGTATCCGCCTACAATTTCTACATTATCCATATTTTTTCCTTTTATACGCTAAGCTATCCCTGACGAAAAGGACGCTTTTATGAAGATACTTTTATTAGACCTTGAAACATCACCAAACATGGCTTATGTGTGGGGTCTGTGGAATCAGAACATTTCAATAGGTCAAATGGTTAGTTCCACTGAAGTTATCTGTTTTGGTGCTCGTTGGTACGGGCAACGTAAAGTACACTTTAGCTCAGTTCACCACGACGGCAAAACTGACATGCTTAAAGCTATACATGAGCTTTTAGATGAGGCTGATGCGGTGGTTGGTTGGAACAGTGCGGGCTTTGATGTGAAGCATTTGTACCGCGAATTTATTGAAAACGACATGCTGCCACCGTCACCGCATAAGGAGATTGATTTGATGCGGGTTGCTAAGCAGAGGTTTCGTTTTCCTTCTAACAAGTTGGATTATGTGGCTCAAAAACTTGGTATGGGGGCGAAGGTTAAGCACAGTGGGTTTGAGTTGTGGATTAAGTGTCTTGCGGGTGATGATAAGGCTTGGCGTGAGATGAAGAAGTACCAGATTCAGGATGTGAATCTTCTTGTCGGGTTGTATGAGAAGTTTTTGCCGTGGATTAAGAATCACCCGAACAGGGCCATTATTGATGGTAAGCCTGAGGGTTGTGTCGCTTGTGGTTCTGAGCATTTACAGTCGAGGGGTACGGAGACGACAGGTTCGGGTATGTTCCGTAGGTTCCAGTGTCAGGATTGCGGCAAATGGCAGAGAGGCTTTAAGAGCGAAGCTACTAGTACAATGAGAGCTATTTAGGAGTTAATCATGGCGATGCTGTCGGATAACGAGTCGGGCACTTTTGGTGCTGACGAGAACCCGAAACCTCCTGCACAAGCTGTAGAGGATTTTCATACGAATAGTGATGTGGATGCTCGTGCTGAAGCACAGCACCACACTTTGGGTCCTGGGCCTAACCAGGCTTCCCCTGGTGACCATACGCATGATGGTGGTGACTCTGCTTTTATTCTTGAGGGCGAGGTTATTAGTGGTTCTAGGGCTTCTGATGCGTGGCGTATATCAGTTAATGCTATTCTTGTTCGTCTTGGAGCCACCGACAATTCCACGGCCTGATGCCTGCTAAACAACGACAGCCTTCAGCGGCGGAGCTTTTACAGCTTGCCGTTGCTGAGCTTGACCAGAGTATTCATCAGCCGAATATCCTGAATTATGGGGAGAAGGATTATCCGGAGCAGTTGCGGTTCCATAAGTCAGCATCTCGTGGGCGTTTTATTTCTGGAGGTAACCGTGGAGGAAAAACCGACGCTGAGGTCGTTGAGTCTATATGGTGGGCTACAAATAGCCATCCATTTCTTAAACGCCCACCTTCATGGGGGTCTGGACCTGTCCAGCTTAGGTTTGTTGTTGTAGACGTTGCTAAGGGTATTGAGCAGATTATTTTGCCTAAAATGAAGAGGTGGATACCACGCTCATATCTGAAGGATGGTGATTGGTCTAAGAGTTGGGATGCAACCAACTACATTCTGACGTTCGATAACGGGTCAACGATTGATTTTGTTACCTGGGGTATGGACATGATGAAACTGGGTGGGGTTCCTCGTCACGGTATTTTCTTTGATGAGGAACCTCCTCAGAACATTTTTAATGAGTCGATGATGCGTCTTATTGACTACAACGGGTTTTGGGTGATTGCGGCTACTCCGACTAAGGGTATGGGTTGGACGTTTGATTTGTTGTGGGAGCCTGCCCAGGAGGGCAAGGTTGACTGGATTGACACGTTTACCCTGTCAGCTGAACAGAACCCGTATATTCAGGCGGATTCTGAGGACATGGATTTTTATATGGTGGGTATGAATAAGGAAGAGAGGGATATTCGTGAAAAAGGTAGCTTTGTTGCTCGCAGTGGTTTGGTGTTTCCTGATTTTAATCAAAATCTTGAACAGTATCTTGTAGATTTTGGTCCTGGTGACATCCCTAAGGGTTGGGCTGTTTATGCGTCTGTCGACCACGGGTTGAACAACCCGACAGCATGGTTGTGGCACGCAGTGTCACCTACTGGAGATATTGTGACGTTTGCGGAGCATTACCAGTCAAACATGATTGTGTCGGAGCACGCACAGCTTGTGAAGCAACGGGAGTTGTCCTGGGGTCGTAAACCTGACTCTATAGAGCGTATGGGCGACCCTGCGATGCGACAACGGTCCGGGATAACCGGAACATCCATTATTCAGGAATATGCCCTCCACGGGCTTTACGTGAACGTTGAGGGCATACCCCACGATGTGATGGTAGGTATTGAGAAGATGCAAGCCTATTTCAGGTTGCGTGACGACACCCGTTGGGGCAAGAACCGACCTAAGTGGGTTATTTCTCGTAACTGCGCCAACTTTATTCGTGAAATGAAAAAGCTGCGTTGGGGTTCGTACAGTTCCGACAAAATGGCATATGAAATGAATAAGCAGGAAGTTGTCCACAAAAAGGACGACCACGCTTTCGACAGTGCCCGCTATTTTGCTACAACCCGCCCCGACTTGAAACCTTTTGTTGAGGCAAAAGGTGACGAAGACCCCCCGACTACGCTAAGATACGAAGACTTGCTTTTGAAAATGCGAGAAGACCCCAACGTCGAATTCGCAGAAGACAAAGCAGACAGTAACGGAACTACCGTTATTGCAGGATATGGAGATTACTACTAATGAGCAGATTCTTCCTGACCGACGCCCCCGCACTACAGCCAGGCGTCTGCTGGATTACTAGAACAGGTAAAGGACCATTCGTAGACACAGGAATTGACCTGTCTAAGAATGTTGTAGACCGTGGACGCATGTATCTGTCGGTAGACGTAATTAGAGAGATGGCTCAGCTGGCTGGGCTATTTGACGAAAAAACACCCGTCTCTGTCGAGCTACACGATAAAGAAATGTACGACAGGGGTTACAACGATGCAATTAAGGAGATTAACTCGGATGCTATCAACCATTTTGTTAGCCACGTTAGTAGGAACACTATTGGCGTTGCTGGTGCTGCAGCACTGGTGGAACCAGCAAGCGCTCACACAGCTGCTGGAGCAGCAGTCCCAAGTGTTGAAGACGCAACAGCAGGAACACCAGAAGTCGATAAAGACGCTGACGGACCTAAACGCAAAAGCGCAAGCACTGGTAGCGTCAAGCGACCCGCTAGTGTACCAACAAATTCAAGCGATGAATCAAACTTTAGATTATAGTGGTTACCAGGACTATGACCCTTCCGACGAGGCTGAATCTGAAAGAATTGCCACTAGGAACCCCAACCTTGCAGCAGGAGACGATTTAGATGGCCGAGATGCCCGACAGCTATTCGCAGAACTCACCGGGGTTGACCCAGAGTTCTACGGTAATTAAATTACCTGAGGACGGGTTAAACATTGAGAAGTACCGTGAAAGCGAAGAGGCACGCAAACTAGTCGCATGGGTACAATCCGAGTGGACCAAAGCTAAAACTGCTCGTAGTCAAAAGCAGTTGCAGTGGTTTCACAACATGTCAATGTTTTACGGGCACCACTGGGTAGAGCAGACTCGCGGTAACTTCCCCGAGGATTACCGAGACAAACTGTTTACGCCCCGTAAGCCGTACTATCACCAACGCAAAACCATTAACCGTATTCGGTCCTATGTGCGGTGGGAAATGTCGAAGATGCTGTCGTCATTCCCCACCGCTCAAGCCATTCCTTCTTCCAGCGAAGACCAGGACCAGCGGGCAGCTTTTGCGGCTGAGCAGGCTTGGACTTCTATTAGCGATGCTAAAAAGTTGCGTCAGCACCTGTCGCGCACTACCTGGTGGACGATTGTTACCGGCAATGGGTTTCTAAAAACCCACTGGGACGACACTTGTATTGATAAAGTTTCTGGCGAAAAAGGCGACATCAAGTACGGTCACGTCACACCCTTCCACCTTTTTGTTCCCGACATCCGCGAACAAGACATTGAAGACCAGCCGTTTGTTATTAACGCTTACACGAAACCTGTCGCATGGGCACAATACTATTTCGCTAAAGAACTTGGTGACATTCAACTGTCCCCCAGTGTTTCTAGTGCTAACCAAATCCTTGACGAGGCTTACCTAAACCTGGGTCACAGTAAAGCACCTGACAGCGTTATTGTGTACGAAACGTGGGTTAAGCCAGGAGCTACCAAGATGATGCCCCAAGGCGGCGTCATTATTAGCATCGATGACATTCTCATTAACGTGTACAGGGATGGTTTTCCTTACGGTCACGGAATGTACCCATTCACTAAGTTTGAGCACATCCCCACCGCCACGTTCTACGCTGACAGTCCCATTGTGGACCTGTCGCAGTTGCAGAAAGAATACAACGGTCTACGTTCCGAAATTAGTGAAGCGGGTCGTCGTATGGCTAAACCACAGCTGATTGCACCCATGGGCTCCATTGTTCCATCTAAGTTGACGAACGAACCTGGTCTGGTGATTCAGTACAAGCCCGGCATGGCACCCCCACAGCCGTTGCCTTTGTCACCGTTGCCTCAGTATTATCTGGACCAGCAGGACCGTGTGTTGAATGACTGGATTGATATTTCTGGTGAGCGTGAGGTTTCACGTGGTGATGCCCCTCCCGGTGTTACTTCTGGTACAGCTATCTCATATTTGCAGGAAGCATCGAACCAGTATTTGACTCCGCAGTTCCAGAGCATTGAGGCTGGTGTGGAGAAGATTGCTACACAAACTATTGAGTTGTTTGTGCAATATGTTGACTTGCCTCGTAAGATTCGCACGATTGGTGCGGATGGTGCTTTCGACACAATGTTGTTGAAGGGCGCTGATATTGCTTCCGGTACAGATATTCGTATTGAACCCGGTTCTTCTTATGCGAAGTCTAAAGCTGCTCAAGAGGCTCGTGTAATGGACATGTTTTCTGTCGGAATCATTGACCAACCCACTGCGTCTCGTCTGCTTGAGGTTGGTGGTGTGCAGAAGATTATGGACACTATGAACGTTGCGGAACGTAAAGCTCAGCGTGAGAACATCAAGATGAAGATGATGACGTTGGAAGATATTGAGATGGCTCGTCAGCAGGCTATGCAGGAAATTATGACCCAGCTACCTCCAGAGGCTATGCAGAACCCTGAAATTATGCAGGAGATTCAGAACATGCCTGCCCCAGCTATTATCCCTGTCGATGACTTTGATGTTCACGAAGTTCACATTGAGACGCATAACAAGTTCCGTATGTCGCAAGAGTACGAAATTTTGCCTGATGAAATAAAGGCTCAGTTTGCTGACCATGTGGCACAGCATGAACAGATTTTGCAGGAGCGGGCTATGGCTCAAATGATGATGGGTCAACCGCCTGCTGATGGTGCTCAAGGTGGCCCTGAAATGGGCCCAGGTGCTATGATGGCTCCTAATGGGGCAGTACCCGACATGGCCCCTGAGCAAGGAGTATAACCATGGCAGATTTCGATGTAGTGGCGAGTACTGTTCCTCAAATGGAGTACCGCCCCACAAGAAACTACGGACGTAAAACTATCGCCCAGCTGAAGACGGAAATTCAAGCTATCGATGCAAGCACGTACACAGACGCTGAGGTTCTGAAAATGACCTACAACGACTTGACGTACGCAATTCACGCACTTTCCTAATAAGTGTGTGATTTACAACTAAATACAGTAAACTAAAATCCAAATGCTAGGGCCTCATTGGGAGGTACGGCGAATAAGGAGAACATGATGGACGAAACTACAGGTACAGAGGTTGACACAGCACCGGAAGTGTCGGAACCTTCAGGGCCAGTAGGGGAAACAACTGAGCAGCAACCAACCGAGGAATCGGGAGGGAATCCTGCTTGGGATTCATTGCGTTCAAAACTCGACCCTGTTAGCTTTCATAGTATTCAGGAAGACCTTAAGAACTTCGACAAAAATGCGGAATCCCGTATTTCTTCGTTGAACCAGCAGCTCAAAGAGTACAACGAGTTGGGTTCACCGGAGCAGTTGCAGAATTATGCAACTATTGCTCAGAGGCTCGATACGGAACCTGAAGTTATCTATAACGCTTTAGGTGAATTCCTGAAGCAGAATGGTCGGATGCCGGAAACTGAAGCAGAACTTCAGGATGCGGTAGACGAAGAGGAAGCTACGAGCGAGAATGGGGAAGTACCTACTGACCCGCGTCTTGCACAGCTGGAGCAACAGCAACAGCAAATGCAGGAGTTTCTTGCCCAGCAAGAAAACATGCGTGTACAGCAGGAAGCTGACTCAGCTCTCGAACAGGAAATTGGCGAACTCAAGAAAGCACATCCAGACTTTACAGAGGATGATGTGCGGGAAGTTTTGATGCGGGCGGCGTTTCAACTTCAGAGCAGCGGCAAGGCAGGAAAACTGTCTGATGTTGCTCAAGAGTATGTCGATAAAACAGTAAACCGTATCCGCGCAGTACCGCGCCCAGGAGATTCCGCCCCAAGATTGCTTCCCACTTCGGGAGGCGTGCCTGCAGGACAGCAGACAACACCCCTTGGAAAGATGTCGAGAAATGATGTGCAAAGCCTCATTTCTGCGTCACTTGAACAAGGTCGGTAATTTAAAGGTTTAATCTCCTTTCAATAACGAAAGGAAAGACAATGGCTGCAACACTCGCAACTATTGATTCATATCTCAAGGAGGTGTACCAGGGACGCATCCGCGAGCAGCTTAACGACGAAATCGTTGCGCTGAAGCGTATTACTCGCAGTGGCTCTGGTGTCACCAACGAAGTTGGCGGAAAGTACGTCACCTTCCCAATTCACACCCGCCGTAACAGTGGTATCGGTTCTCGTTTCGAGTCCGAAGCACTGCCTACGCCTGGTCAGCAGGGTCACGCCGCTGCCCGTGTGGGTCTGAAGTACGCATACGGTGGAGTTCAGCTCACCGGTCAGGCAATCAGCCTCTCTGACACCGACGCTAAGGCTTTTGCCAAGGCTTTGGACAACGAGGTTGAGGGTTTGAAGAACGACCT